GGGTCTTGGCTAGCTGCAGCTTGAGTCATCTGAGCTATTGCGTTTGCTCTATCTTCAGCAGCTCGTCGAATACCCGGAGCAGCTGCTTGGCTTTGTGCCGCCGATCCTAAACTTTTTGAAAAACTAGGCTGTAGCATCCCACTGATGAATGCCTGTCCAAACTTAGCCATCTGTATTCTCCTTAAGCGTTCCGGTTAACGTTCAACAAGCCTGCGCCAACTTGTCCTAAGACATCGGCTTGACCGAGAGCAGATGACAATAGTGCTTCTAGACCGCCCATAGCAGCTTCTCCGAACAAACCAGCACCTTGGAACTGCGCTTGCTGCGACAGCTGAGGATAGAGCTGAGTAGCTTGCTGCATATTCAACAACTGAGACTGCGGTGTATAAGCACCGGCCAAGAACTGTTGACCCAACTGAGACTGCTGCATTTGCTCAGCCTGAGCTTGCTGCATAGCCATCAGAGCAGCTTGGTTCTGAGCCTGTGTCTGAGCTTGAGCCATCGCTAACTGCTCAGGAGTACCGCCATACTGTGCTGTCTGTACACCTAAGCGTCCCTGTGAAGCCAGACGCTCTTCTAGAGCCAGCCGTTGACGCTCTTCTTCAGGTGTCTGCATAGCTCTAATGCGTCCGTAGATGTCTGCTTCCCTAGCTCCTGTAGGCATCATTGCCTGTTCAAACATAGAACCTGCGCCACCCATGAGTTGAGACTGTAGTGCAGCCTCTTGTGGTGACAAACCAAAGGCGGCTTGTAGATTGCCGTACTGGTCAGGAGTTACACCAAATGCACCGCCCATAGTAGAACGTACAGTGTAAGGCTGAAAAGCAGTCTGCTCAAGGCCCATCTGAGCAAGATCCATAGCGCCGGGAATGTAACGTCCATCAACGTAAGTCCCTGCTACTGCCTGTTCTCCAACGTCTTCTAGTCGGTTGTAAGCAGTGTTTGCTAAGGCTAAGCCAGCTGCTTGAGACGCTGCATCAGCAGCAGTGCCAAAGATAGTTTCAAACAAACTAGGCATTAGTAAGTACCTCCATCAATAGTACCCGCCTCAAGAGTGCCTGTTACTGTTGCACCTCCTGAAACAGCAAGCGTAGCAATGGTGGTAGTACCTGTGAAGGTAGGGCCAGCAATGTTAGCTTTGGTTGCGATAGCTGTAGCGATATTAGAGAACTCAGTATGAAACTCCGTTCCCTTAATAATCTTGTTAGCGTCACCACTAGGCAAGCTATCTTTGTTATTAAAGTAGGTTGTGATTGTGTAGTCACTCATTATACTGTTTTCCCTATAAGTGCTAGAACGTTAAACTCCTGAATGGATATTGGTTGACCGTTGACCTGTGCTTCTAAGCCAACAGTCACAACTGAGCCATCGCCATTAGCGTTGACGTTGATCTTTGAGATGTTAGTGCCAGAGGTAAACTCTGCAACAGTAAACTCGTCGTCTTCGTTGAAGTACGCAGGATACTGAGCGTCAACATCAATAAACGCAGTCTTCACTGCTTCACCGAAGTCGTAGCTCCACTTGATACTTACCTTGTACCCAGCCCCGTTAATAAGCGTTGGCCTAATCTTTTTAAGAATCTTAAGCCTCGTCGGATCGCCGAACGTAAGCGCAGGACTGGCGTACTTAAACTGGTATGGTGAAGCATTATCAAGATACCCGCTGTAAGTACCAATGCCATCACCAGTACCAATGTAAAGAGTTCCATCATCTTTTCTGTCATAAGCAGTAAAACCTGAACCAACCCAGCGTGTAACTCGATAAGACCCATTCTCTAGTTGCCCCCTCAAGTCAAAGCAGTAAGTGATATCAGAGCCAGGGAACGTTATCAAGTAGAAATAATTCTCTGGGCTGTACACAGATGCAGTAGGCTCAGAGCGGCTCTGGATCTGCTGAATCAACTCCTGCTTAATGTTACGGCTCAAGTCAGTCAGAGGCATAGACTTTTCTTGAATCGTTCTAGCGAAGCCTCGTAAGCCTGAGTGAGACATAAACAGTACATCAGTACCGATGTGTTGAATACTGTTGCGGCACACGCAACCAACGCCAGCTACAGTATCAGCGAGAACCATAGAAGCTGGAGATTCTGCACCTTCGTAAACAATGATGCTGTGGTTGCCGAAGATAATTAACAAACCGTTGTGTGCTGCTAGAGCACGAATACTGTCAGCACCGTCAGGCCACACCTTAGAAATGTCAATAGATCCGCTAGTGCCGCCACTAAAGTCAACACCATCAAGCAAGTCAGACCAGTATATTGTGTTAGCATCTGTGGCGTTGTCAGTCACCCAGAGTCTGCCGTAAGCAGCCAGAGCCTCGTGTCCGTACTGAGCTGAAGTAACAGACGCACCAGATACGCTAGACATTTTAGTCACTGCGCCGAGGCTGTTACTGTACACCAGTGGTTCATAACCGCGCTGGAAGAAGTAACAACGATCGTTAAAGTCTACAATCTTCCAGTTGTCTGCAGTGATGGTGTAGGAAGCAGGAGTTGCGTCAACAAGCGTAGTAGTGCCTGTCATTATCTTGTTGTTGCCAGCACTAAAGACAACCTCGTTACCTGCGCTGTCTTCAAAGTAAAACACCTTCTTGATCTTGTCAGAGCCAAGCTCAGTGGCATCAGTGGTGTTAATATCCACACCCTTACGTGCTGCTAACTGTCCACGCTTGTCTATGATAGCGTTGTCGGCAGTCTCAGCATAGGCAGTATCCTGCGCCAGAGGAGAATCTTCAGTGTTGATTCCCTTGAACGCAGGTGATACTAGGTTAATACTTTGAAGAGGCTGGGCCATTAAACGTAACTCCAGATAGTTTCTTCAGGGTGTTTAGCAGCATCAATAGCAATGGCGTCACTGAGGAACTTATCAGCAATGCTAAAGTACTCAGCAGCCGATGTACCACCTGTTTCGCCACGCTCACGAGCTAACAGAGCAACAGCTAGGTGGATCACAGGAGCAGCAGGAACAACCATATCGTCAGCATCGGCAGTCAAGTCATCGTCAGGAACAACAGCGTTGAAACGGATGAGGTACTCAGCGTCCGGCTTAGGGTAAATGTCAATCTGTGTATCACCGCTAGGGTCAACACCGTTGAACGTGTAGTACTGAGGTGCGCCCTTGAGCACAGGCTGGATCAAGTACTTTTCGTTGAACCAGTGCTGCGGACGATACTCCATGAACTCATTAGTGGTGTCGTTAATAACGTCAAGTACTTTTAAACGGTTCTGGCTGTCAGTCAAGACATAGTTAAATACGTCATCAACAGTAGTCACAGTCATAGTCAAGCGTACTGCTGACCAGTCCCATGCGTTCTCAACCATGCGCTTAGCATCGTTAACAAAGTCACCAACCATCTTGCTGTAGGTAGTGTCCTGTACAGAGCTTACTTCCTCTTCACGGAGCCTTCGTAGTACGTTGTTTACAACTTCTAAATATGTCATACTATTTTCTCAAACATTCCATTTAGGGATAAAGGGCTTTGACTCGTAGTAGGTAAGTTTCTAGAGAACAACCCATCTAGTGCAGCAACGTAATCTTTCTTTGGCGTTGGTCGTATTCCCGGAATAGAAACTGGAGTGTACAGATTAGTATCAACTTTAATAGGCTTCCAGTCTACATTAATTCCTGACCCTGATGCTGAAGGTAAGTCTATGTCTTCGCATAATCCTAGTTCATTAAGAACTTGACCTTCGTCACACGGATTATAATCAAACTCAGGTAAGTCAACACAGACTCCTAGTTCATTAAGAACCTGACCCTCATCACATAGGTCATCTTCAATCTTAGGAAGATCTACGCAAACTCCCATTTCATTTAGTATCTGGCCTTCGTCGCACAGATCATCCTCAATCTTAGGAAGATCTATGTCAACACAGACGCCCATCTCATTGAGTATCTGTCCTTCATCACACAAGTCGTCTTCAATCTTAGGCAGATCAGGCACACACTTCTGTAGCAGCTCGCTCCAAGATTCTCCCTCAAGACACTCAGGTTTAGGGATTTCTAAATCTATAGGCTCTCCATCAACTTCAGGAAGACGGCCTGTTACTACCCATCTACCGCTTTCGTCTTGCTCTATTCCCCAGTCGCCTTTTTTAAACTGAAACTCTGGGAACTTCTCTGTAAGCCAATTAAAAAATACATCTGGAGTGCCGGGAAGAGTAAAGTCAATGTCGCCACCGGCTTTGAAGTAATCAAAAGCCATGTTAAGTAGGTCTGACTCACTCACACCGCCATCAACGGCTGCTTGAAACGCTGTTTTAAAAATAGGATCAAAGGCTTCTACAGGTATGTTAGAGTCGCCCTCGCGGAACCAGTTATCTATGTCAACAGTATCGCCGTAAGTGTTACGCAGCCACTCTTGCATCTTAGTGCTAGACCATCCGCTTATAGCACCTCCTACCATGTTTGCTAGATCAGAGCCTGTTACAGTTCCATTGACAACTCCCTCAAGGATTCTAGCAGTCTGTTCGTAGCTCATGCCAGTCTGACCAGCTAAGTCCCAGATGGCGTTATCTAGGTCTGTCCCAGCTAGTTCTCCAGCAATAGCTGCGTTTGCTAAAGCGCCAAAGCCTCCCGTAAGAGCAGCCTGAGCAAGTTTAGTTGGGTCAACTTCTCCATTAACAATAATCTGGCTTAGAGCAGAGCCTGTTGCTCCACCAATAGCCCCGCCTAAGAAACCTCCACCAAAGGCATTGGCTGCAGCAGGGCCAGCAATAGCACCTACTAAAACAGCTCCCCCGAGTTTAAGATAATCCATAAACTCAACTTGAGGAGTTTTGTAGGTCTTAACGTAAGCGTAACCGTTCCACTTAAATATGTCGCCGTCTTCGTTTCTGTATACGTCTTCTACGCCGTAGCTGTTACGAATACCTTGCCACTGTTGTTGGAAACCTCCGAGAACATCACCAAGTTCTGCGTCTATCTGTGCTTGTACTTCATCTGGTCGAAGACCGTTGGCAGCGCCTAAGTAAGCAATTTGACGTGCCCTTTGCTCTGCAGCCTGATATTCTGGAGAGTTGACAAGCGTATCAACTTCGTTTACGTAACTCATGTACTGATCAAAGCTATCAAACTGTTGCTTTGTAACGCCCATGCCTTGTTTGGCGTCCCACATCTCACGCAACTCAGCTTCAGTTACCCAAGTCTGTATACCTTCATCACCAGATAAAGCACCATAGCTGTAAGTCATTCCAGTAGTAGGATCTTCATCCCACGTACCAGAGCCTCTTCCTACGTCTCCTAATTCACGAGCAGGATTAAACCGATAAAGTCTCTCACCTTCTTCGTTGTAGTACAGACCGTCTTCGCCTAAAATTACACCAGCATCTGCTTCAGCATAAGCAGCTTCAAAATCTTCTGCGCTTACAGACTGGAGCGGATTAGTTATAACCCCAGATCCATAATCGTAAGTTACGGTATCATCAGCCGTAGTATCAGTGAAGATGTCTAACTCAGCCATTTATCAGCCCTGATTCTGAACGTACTGAAGAAGACCTGTCTGCTCTGAGATAGAAGCAGGATTAACAACTAGAGGCGGTAAGTAACCTAAACGTATAGGAGCAACACCAAATCTAGGACTCGTCATCATTCCTTGTGGTATGTAAGTTGGGGCAGTCGTGGCAGCTGGAGTGGCAACAGAGGCTGCTGGAGTAGACGAGAACAGATTGACTAGGTTTGTTAGACCTAGATTATTTAAAAGAGCGATAAAGTCTTGATTTGCTAAAAGCTCTTGATAAGCTGCGGCTTGTGCAGCCTGTTCTTCTGCAGCAGCTTGCGCTTCTACAGCAGCCTGTGTTTCTGCGGCGACTTGCTCTTCTGTAGCAGTTTCTTGCGTACTCCCAGTTGTTGTGCCTTGAGTTGCTGTTTGTGTTGAGCCCAAGAGCTGTCCAAATCGGTTTTGAGAACCTGCAGATCCTGAAGATACGTTAGACCCGCCAAACGTCATCATGGGATTGCTAGGGCCAGTCGGAGGAAACGCTTCTTCAACGCTCATCTCTCCGCTTTCAACAGCAGCAAGCAAACGATCAGTAGCACCGTATGTCATGCCCATCCGTTGGTGCTGCTTTTGAATCTCGTATAATTCTTGAGACGTTGCCATTACTTCTTCCCCTTCAAAGCCATCAGTTTGTCAGCACCACGTACACCAAAGCTCGCTGTCACTGCTGTAAATAACAAGTACTGGTACCACGTAGGTAGCTTGTCTAGCTCTCCAAATGCGTAACCAATACGTTCAATAATGTCCATGTCGTTCATACCAATGCCCCACATCAGAGCTACAATCGGTGCAGACAACAACAATGTAAACCACTCATCTTTCCAGCTAGTAGCTGAAGCAGATGCCATGAGCTGTTCCCAAGACGCAGTGTTCTGTATTACCTGCATCCTAGCTGTGTGCTTAGCTTGTGCCTCATCACGCTTGTTGCCTAGCCACGTTTTGGCTAAGTCAGCAATGGGTGCAATCAGCGCAGTCCACATAATTTAACGCGCCATGTACACAGCTATTGAAATAGCAGCACTAGCGAGTATCCAGAACAAACGCTCGCCGTTAGCAACAGTCTTGCTGTTCATAATTACTTTTTCAGATACCGCACGAAGATCATCTTCCTGTTCATCCAAACGCTTTTCAAAACGATCAACACGTTTAAACAACGAAAGCATTTGTTCTTCAACACGGACAATGTTAGATACAGCTTCAGCTAACTTGTCTAGCTTCTGCTCAATACGATCAAGCCGATGTTCTTCTACCACGTTCATATCCTTATTACGGCGTACCGCTCTCAGTTACAGTGCCAGAGATAATCAAGTCACCGTTGTTGTCAATTGACATAACAGCGGTGCCGCCGTAACGAAACTCAAGCTGATCGCCTAGCTCTGTAGCAGTCCAGTTAGTACCAATCTGTACCGTGTTGAACGTGGACGTACCAGAAGACGCTACGTTACCTGTCAGGTTACCCGTGACGTTAATGGTGTAGCTGCCTGACAATCGTCCTGAATCTAACGTACCTGACGTAATATCAGTAGCATCAATAGAGCCTGGAGCAGTAGCGTAAGCTGTGTCCCACTGTGCAGCACGAGCAGACGTAATGTATTCTTCAGTGCCTAACGTAATAACAGCAGTGCCGTTCTGTGTGTACACCAGCTTGTC